ATTTGGGCATCGATGCATAGATGAATTAATTAGTTCGAATATTAATTTCAATAAGAAATTAGCCCACATTGTTGAACAAACAATTCAACCAAATAGTATCCTGAATGATTCTTTTAATGACATTTATATTATAAAATCTACCAAAGGTGATAAAACTACCGAAGGTGATAAAACTACCAAAGGTGATAAAACTACCAAAGGTGATAAATCTAACGAGTCATTGACTTTTGATGATAGATTTAAATATGTAGGAAATTTCAAACATATTTTTGTTTCTAATTCACAATCCGATTTAGTCGGGGTATTAACGCAAGCACAAACACAAGTATTGGGTGGTAAAAACCGAATACTTATCATGTCCGATGGGGTTAATCCCACAAATTTCTTTATTGAAAAAATAAGTAATTCAATAAAGGAATTAGATAATAAAAAAATTGCTTGGGATATTTTGTATTTAGATTCAATATATTCGAATAATTTCAAGATCGATATAACGCGAAAATTTAATAATTTTGTCAAAGTTAGTGGTGTTATCTCAAATAATCTTATTATTAATAATCATCGGGTGTACCAATCAATTATAAACAATCTTGGTACAAATTCGTTAGAAAATGTAATGATTAACCTTCAAAGTGAATACAAAACATATCTTATGATTCCTTTTCCTATATACAGATACAGAACAGATTTACAAAAAAATGTTCCCGTAACTGATCCTAATCTAACGAAAAAAAAGAGAAGATCAGGTAAAAAACAAGAACCAATAATACAACCAATAATACAACCAATAATACAACCAATAATACAACCAATAATACAACCAACAATACAAATAGTAGACAGCGATTATAAATTATCACCCGGACTAGCAAATACGGGAAATACATGTTTCCATAACTCTACAATCCAGTTATTATACAGAATGGAAGAACTCGACGAATTTATATCTAAAAATAATGTAGTAATACAATCACAGTATAAAAATGTATTCATTCGAGATCTAATAAAATTACTTAATAAAATGTATGTAACGCAATTTAAGGATCGCATTAGCGAAACTGAAATGAACAAATATAATATATGTCCTCTTATACCCACTTATCGAAAGGGTGCGCAGGAAGATGCATATGAATTTTTAATATTTATATTACATAATTTAATTATTGATTGTACAAATAGTGAAAATTTAAAAACTGGTATTAAATATTGTGATAATTATTTCAAACAACTAAAATATTTTCCGAAAGATGATCCGCGTACATATTTTCCAGTTGGTGAAACAACAACATTGTCTCATATTACAACATATAAATTGAGTAATCTAAGTAAGGCTGGGTTTGAACAAGTATTTGATATATTATCAAAAAAATCTGATAGTTTAACTGACGTAGATGTATTCAATAGTATAAATTCTGGTAATTTTACTGTGTTTAATAATGATCAAAACAGTTATATGAAAAGAAAAAATATAAAATCAATTAAATTTTCCTATGTTGAACAAAAAGAATCTATTCCAGAAGCAATAGAAAAAAAAAGAATTCCAATGTTGAATCCGGTGGATATATCTCCATCTTTAAAACAAATAGATTTAATAAAAACACAAAATGATTACGTTATTACCAGCGATTTTGATAATTTTACTATAAAAACATTCAACAAGAAAACAGGATATGATTTAACAGATAACAAATATTTATTTATTCCCATTAAACGGTTTGATATGACTGGTACTAAAAATTCACGAATGTTTAAAATAGATGAATATATCAATAATAATAATTATAAATTAGTTGGTTTTGTTGTTCATTCCGGAACTTTGAGTGGTGGTCATTATTGGTCTTATATTAAAAGAGGAAATATATGGTATGAATATAATGATTCTGTTATGCATAGCGTGAACAATGAAGAAATTAACAGATTAATCAATCCATCAAATTCATCAACAACTGGAATAACTGGAATAACACCGTACATATTATTGTATCGTAAAATTAATGGAAATCCTGATATATCATATCCGACGGCGGAAAGTGTTAATCCACAGTTTGATAAATATTTACTTAATAAACAATAATTAAAATAATAATTAAAATAATAAGTAAAAAATATATTTGCCACTCTACCAGCCATAATATTTATAACATAATCATATAAATAATAAAACAATAAAATGATGTATTTAAATAAAGATAATCAAGAAATTATAGAACCAATCCCAGATTTTTCGAATGAAGATCCGTTAGATGCCAAATTTCGTGATGATATTTCATATATTGCATTAGTTAAATTTTCTCAACTAGGAATAACACGAGATCAATTGGAAGATTTTCAAAATAAAGTTAATACAGTTTATTATCCGTGGAATAAGGGATACAATTCACTTAGATTTGATGTAAACAGAAGATTTAATGTTTTTCCTTTAATTATTCTTATGGCTGAAACATTAGATGATGTAAAAAATGGTTTTAATTTTTCCATTAAATATAAAATCGAATTATCTATTAGATCAGGGGCTCACAATAATGAAGGATATTCATTGTGTTCCGGTATAATCATAGACCAAAGCAGGAGAAATAACGTAAGAGTTAACATACATGATGTAAAAAAAAAGAAAACACAGATCAGAGTTGAAATAGAAGCAGGGGCAGTTATTGGTAACGTTATTCAGGAATTAGACAAATATAATCTAGCTATATCATCGGGCACTTGTCCTAATGTTGGTATTTCTGGTTTGACGTTAGGAGGTGGTTTTGGATTTTTGATGAGAAAATATGGTATAACATCTGACAATTTGGTTGAACTAGATATGATTTTAGCAGACGGCTCCTTTATTACAGTTAATAAACATAAATATTCAGATCTTTTTTGGGCATCTCGTGGTGGTGCAGGAGGCAATTTTGGCATCGTAACAAGTTTTACATTTTATGCTTATACTGTTAGCGATGTAACAGTTTTTGAACTAGATTACGATATCGAACATTTGGAATCTGTTGTGACTTTATGGCAAAAATGGGCGCCGAATATAACTGATAAATTAACTGCTGAATTAGATATTTCAAGTGAAAATTCTTTAATGGTGAAAAATATGATTAAAAATAAAAATAATAAGTTGTTTAGGGCATTAGACAAAACAACAATTTCTATTGTGGGCTTATATCTCGGATCTAAATCAAAGTTAGAAAAGCATCTTAAACCATTTTACGATTTACAAATTGAACCGACAAATAAGGTAATTGAAACAGTTAAATATGTTAAAGCAGCAGATTATTTCGCTGGTAAACCACATAGGTTACCTTTCTTCAAAAATAAAAGTTCATTTGTTGATAAACCACTTTCTGTTGAAGATATTAAAGTAATTGGATCAATATTTCAAACAGCACCACCCGATTCCAGATTAGAATTACAAGCGTTTGGTGGTAGAGTGAATGAAATCAAATCATTAGAAACAGCATTTCCTTTCAGAAATTCTCTCTATTGGTGTGGTTTTTCAACTCTTTGGTATGATGAGATGAATGTAAGCAGGCACATCGAATGGATAAGAGAATTATGGAATAAATTTCAACCATTTTCTAATCATCACTGTTACGTCAATTTTTCAGATAGTGATTTGGGTAAAAATTATATGGAATATTATTACGCCGAAAATAAAGACAGGTTAGTCGAAATAAAAAAAAAATATGATCCAACATATATTTTTAATTTCCCTCAAGTAATTAGATAATTTACTATATTTAAATATTTAAATTAAAATTGATTTATATTTTATTGAAATTATAAGCCCATAAATACTTATAATTAAAACAAAATGTCCAATAAAATAAATAGCATAATGTACATTATTGGTGTCTCATTATATTATGCAAATTGGTGTCAACACAGCATGAAATTCAAACCAGAATGGGAAATGCTTAAAAAATTTTCTGAAAAATATATGATACATATGAGAGATTCGTACAGTATGATATTAAATTTTTATGAATTTGAAAGTGAAAATATAAATGTTGAAGGTATTGTTGCATATCCCACAATACGTATCAATCGACAAGAATATAATGGTGAAAGAAATATGCACTCAATTTTAAACCATACTATTACACATGCAAATCCTCATTCGTTAAAAAAATTATCAGAGTTTAATGACTGGTATCAAGAAGTAATTCATGATTTTCAACAAGAATTCGAATCAGAAAAAAATTTCGAAACAGAATCAGAATCGGAATCTGACAATATATTTGACAATGTTATTGAAATATAAAAATTTAATTTATTAAATTGGTAAAAATTGAACAAATTAATTATTTGATATTGTGGTATTAGTTTAATGATTTAATTATAAATTATAATTAAATCATAGTAGTTTTAATGGAAGAACAAGATCAAATCCAAACAAATAAAGATAGATTTTACGAATTATGTTGTCGCAAAAATGATCCCATCGTTATTGAAAAAATTCGTGGATTTGAACGAAAGGAAGTACCTGACATGATACTCACAGAAGAGGAAGTCAATTTTGTTAATTCCTGTTTATATTGTGAGGATTTTGATGTTAATTCTAAGGTTCATTACATCTGTTATCTTGATCGAGCATTTTCCAGTAAAAATTATCAACTAGCAGGATTAATAATTCAAAATAATAGATTTGATTTTAAAAGTTTGCAAATTGATGTATTACATTCATTGTGTACATTCAAACAATATAATTTGATTAGACAAATTCTTAAGGACCCACGCTTTGATGGGGACTTATTGAATGAACAAACGAGATATAGCAATGGTTTCAGGACAATTCTTCACAGTTTGTGTCAATATGATGTAGACGATAATTTGGATATCATTGAACTAATTACTAATAATGAAAAATTTACTGGATTAAACAATGTCGATGAATATGGATTGACAGCACTATTTGTTGTATGTTCCAAAAGTTTTAATGGAGTCAAATTAATTACTAATCATAAAAACTTCGATCCTAATACCTTGATATTGAGAACAAAAGAAGAGGGTTGGAGTGTTTTGCAGATGGGATGTGGTCATGATACCTTCATGTATATACTAAAATTATTTGAAGATAAAGGATTAATGGACTATTTTGGTGTAAAACAAACAATGTTTAACAGTTGCAAATACGGTCTTTCTGTGCCAAATTCATTAGTTGGATCCGATAGTGATTATGTAACATTCTGTGAATTCATTAAATTTGTAGAAAAACATAAAATGCGAGAACTAGTTTGGCCAGAACTAATGACAGTCAAATTGAATTATAATGGTAAGAAAGTATTCAAATTATGGAAAGACTATGTATCAAATCCCGATGAGACAATTAATAAGATAACTTGTGGGACATATGATCATAATTACGATCCAAATTATTTCCTCGATTTCCCAGTTGAAGCAATTTCAAAAGTTGTTAATTGGTATATATGGAAAAAAAGATAAATTTTTATTTATTAAATTATAAAAATTTTTATTTATTAAATTATAAAAATTTTTATTTATTAAATTATAAAAAATTGATTTTATATTAACTTGTGATGTCCATTATATTTTGAATTTATTGTAATATCTTGAATTTTTCATTCAAAAAAACAATCAAACAATGACTATTTCTACATTGAAATCTTACGCTGACATGGTCAAAACACATGCACCTGTTCAAGTTCAAAATCCTGTTCAAAATCCTGTTCAAAAACCTGTTCAAAAACCTGTTCAAAAAATTCCTCAAAAGCAAATTCAGTACAACAAGAATTTTAAGGGACGTAGAGAAACATTCACTGATTTGAATGATCTCTATGACTATGCCATGCAAAGAAAACTTGGTATGGGTACCCTTGTCGGTTTGATGCAGAAACATTATGGTGGAATCAGGTATGAAACTGCACAGATGATCCATTATGTCAGTTTTCGTTCGAGAGGAACTGATGCACACATCAAGCGATTGGTTTTGGCAGACAAGATTCCGGGATTTGATTGGGATTCTGTGACAAGAGGCGATGAAGATGACGAGTTGAAAAAGTATGCAATTTGATCTAATTATTATTTTTTTATTTTTTGTGAAATTATCATATATAATGATACTAATTATAGTACTAATAATAATATTACTTGTTGTCATTTATTTTATTACAACAAATTATTACACAAAAAAAAATAAATCAGAAGAAAAATCCTTATATGACCGTCTTGGAGGTATTTATCCTATTGCAGCAGTTGTAAATCATTTCAGTGATGCGGTGGTAAATAATCCCATCGCCGGAAAAAATTCACCGAATCCGGATTTAAAAAAATGGTATTCAGAAAAAATGGACACGAGATTGCCTGGTTTAAAATGGATGCGAACATTATGGTTGTGTGATCAAGCCGGTGGACCCTATAAATATATTCCGACCGTTCCCGGAAAATGTCCAATGAGTTTAGAAAATGCCCATAAACCATTAAAAATATCACCAAAAGAATTTGATGCTGTTGCTCAAGAACTTTCTAAATCTCTGGATTATTATTCTGTTCCCGCTAAAGAGAAAGCAGAAGTTTTAGCTGCATTTGCTAACCACAAGAATGAAGTCAATCAAGGATATTTTATTTCTAAGGGGTTGCCAGTTCCAGCTATTCGGTGTCCCT